CCCAGGTGCGGCTGACAGATCAACGGACTACATATCCTCTGCCGAGCCGGGTGTCAGGGGCCTCCCCCCAGGCAGTTCCACCGCATGTGGTCCCCGAGTGCGTCCCGGTTTATCGGTTCGGGGACAGAGCCACCTTGCGGTTCGCTGCTCTGGTTTTCAGGCCCTCTAGGTATCTGGCTCTTGCTTCTGGTTGAGCCATTGCCGCGCGAGTGATGGCTGAGTGTTTTGCCCGGTTTTCTGGGTCAACGAAGCGGTTTGGATGGCCTTGAGCGGTCACGGCATCATAATTGGCTGCGGGGGCTTGAGAGTCGGGATGATTGCCGCCGCGTTCGACGTAGTCGGCTAGGGCGCGGAGGATGGCTGGGTCATCTTTGGTGAACGCGATGGCGCCATTGCAAGGGTTGCAGAGCCATCCGCGGAAGTTCCCGGTGGAGTGGCAGTGGTCGAAGTGAGGGGTGCCCACGGTGCCGCAGATTTCGCACCTGTCGGGGCGTGGCACGGGATTGCGCTTCCATCGGTACGGGCTTTTCGCGCGGCGTGCGCGGATCTTTGCCCGGTTCCTCTGAAACCATCCCGCCTTTTGGAGGGCCAACTTTTCGGGGTTCGCCTTTCTCCACCTGTTCTGTCTGTCCTGCTGCGCTCTTCGGGTTTCTTCTGCTGATCGTGCCATAGCAGAAGCGTAACGTATAAGGCCCCGACCATCAACTCAAAAGGTTTGGTTGGTTCGGGCCACAACCAACGTCCCCGCAACCCCCAGCGCCGACCCACACCCACACCCAAGGAGTCCATGATGCCGCTTGCGATCATCCAATTCCTCGATGCCTCTGGCCGCCCGGTTGATCCTGGCTATGGCCAGGGGCAGCCGCAGCCTGGCTACCCCACCACCGGCCCGATCTATGGTGGCGGGCATCCCAGCACGGGTCCGGTCTACCCAGGTGGCTACCCTGGTGGTGGGCCGGTGTATCCATCCGCGCCGGTTGATCCTGGCTGGGGGATTCCGGAGGGAGCGCGTCCGGACAATGGATTGCCGGCGCCTCCGGAGGTGACGCCGAGCCCGCCGCATGGCGAGCATGGCAACAAGATCATTGTTGCGGTGTATCGTCCGAGCCAGGGCTGGAACTGTCGGATGTATGAGCCTGGGGTGCATCCGGACCATGGGTTGCCGTCACAACCTGTGTATCCCGGCCAGGGGCTGCCGCAGCCGCCGAACTACCCGAGCGGGCAACCGGTGCCGCCGGGTTATGTGAGTGGCCAGCCGGTGCCGCCAGGCTCGGCGCCACCCACGGCTGGGCAGCCGTTGCCGCCGACTGCGCAGCCGCGGCGGTAGGCAGCGACGCCAGGCACGATGCCCTTTGTTGCCACGCATCCGGAGCGATACCACGGCACGGTGGTCGGTAACGGCCACTGTGTTGCCTACGTGCGTGAGGTCGCGGGGTTGCCGCCGACGCGGTATTGGCGTCGCGGTGATCCTGTGGCGGCGACGGACGTGGCACGGCACACGGCTGTGGCGACGTTCGACCACGGCGGGAAGTATGCCAACAAAAGCGACGGGTCGAGCCATGCCGCCATTTTCCAGCGCCAGCACGGTGCGGGGATCAGCGTCTGGGATCAGTGGCTGGGCCATCCGGTGAGCCAGCGTGTGATCCGTTGGAAGGATGGTGTGGGCGATGCGGCGGATGACGCTTCGCGCTACTATTGCATCGAGATCGAAGCTGAGCTGCGGCGTGAGGCGTGAGTGACTGAGGGCGAGCGCGGTATTGTCGCTGGCGTCACGGAGACCGCGAACCGGCTGGTGGCAGGTCTTCCAGCGCAGTTCCTCGGCCTGGTGGTGCTGAACATCGTGTTCGTGGCCGGTATTCTGTGGTTTTTGAACAATCGGGACGACGCGCGGGAGCGAATGCTGACGCCGATCCTGGCGGCGTGCCTGCAACAGAAGGACAAATCCTAATGAGAACCCTGCTACTGGCCACAACGGCGCTGCTTGGCTTCACTGTGCCATACGCTGCCAACGCCACGCTGATCACCTCGGTTGCCCAGGAGAGCCTTAGCAACACCGTCACAGCGACGGACAACGGCACGGTCACCAGCATCAACATTCCGGCTGGCACCCTGGTCACTCTGGGTGGGGGGATCTTCAATGTGGCGGGCGCTAGCTTCGAGCTGTCCGCTGCGTCGATTGATCCGGCTGTGTTGGTCAGCGGCAACATCATCCAGCACTATAGCGGGACGTTCTGTGTCAGTTCGGTTGCGGGCTGTGGTGGGAACTTCCTCAGCGGCGCCTTCACCGACGCGGCGTTCGGTGCGAACGGCGGGCCGGGCCTGACGGTCCAAGTCAGCAACCCGCCAGAGAGCCTGACGCTCACGAGCAACGTGATCGTGGCGAGCGAGTTGGTCTCGCCGAGCTCGTTCAACCTGACGTTCGTCAACCTGCCGAGCCCGTTGTCGATTGACGGCGCCACCATCGGTGCGTTCACCGCAAGCTTCACTGGTGACGTCTCCGCCTCGGCGGTGCCGGCACCGGAACCCACGAGCCTCGCATTGATGGGCGTAGGCCTGCTGGGGCTGGCTGGCATGACCCAGCTGCGCCGGAGGCACTAAGCGCTGACAGCTGACGGCCAAGACCCCCCAAGGTGAGGCCGCCCGGCGGACCCCCGCGTTGTTGAAGGCGAAGGCGGCGCGGGGGGACTGCCGCACCCCCCTAAGGCACACGCCATGCTGAACGTCCCACAGCGTCCCTGGACGGACGCGGAGCGCGCGCTGCTGCGCCGGATGCGGCGTAACGGTGTGGAGCTCAAAGACATTGCTGCAGCGCTGAACCGGAGCTACGGCTCGCTGCAGCGACAGATCCGCTATCTCCAGATCCAGACGCAGGAGCACAAAAAGCGGAAGCCGGCAGAGGCGCCGAAGCCTCCGGCACCACAGCGCGCAGGCGCGATCACTCTGCCGCCGTTGCCAAGCTTGGCAAACGAATGAGCGACACACGCAAGCAAATGCCGGTGGATACCACGGATCGCGAGAACGCCGCGTCATTTGACGACTGGACGTTCGAGACCGGCCTGCCTGACGAGGACGCACTGCAGCGTATGTGCCGCGCCGCCGCGTCTTTAGCCGTGAAGGATCTCGTCGACGACATCTGGCTGATGGTTCATTTCAGCGATGGGCGCGAGGCGCCTGGCCCGAAGCGGCTGGAATTGTGCATTCATGCCTGGGAAGGCTCGGTGACTTTGGGCAGACCGTTCGCCGAGGCGATGTTGGAGCTGGCGCAGGACCACAGCTACTCCAACGGAGAGATGGACAACGACGACGCGTCGGCGCTGGAGATCATCCGTGAACTTGAGGCGGCGGTCGCGATGATCAAAGGCCGCATGTGTCGCAGGCGACAGGACACATGAGCGAGGCTCTGCGTGATTGGGCTGAGGCGATTGCCAACAGCCCGAACCCGTTCCACACCGCGATCAGCCGATACGCGCGAGCGCCGATCGCCTTTGTGCGCGAGGTGCTGCACACCGAGCCTGATCCCTGGCAGCTCGAGGCGCTCAGAGCCATCGCACGCGGGCACACGCGTATAGCTATCCGCAGTGGGCACGGGGTAGGAAAGCTTATGACGCTTTCCGATCATGTTCCAACCCCAGATGGCGAGCGGCGCTGGGGCGACCTGTGGCCTGGCGACCGGCTGTTCGGGCGCGATGGCGAGGTGACCCACATCGTCGCCCGACACGATCGTGGCGTCCAGCCGATCTACCGCGTGACGTTCGATGACGGCACATCGCTGCGCGTGGGCGCGGATCACCTATGGACGGTGCGCGGACGAGCGCAGCGCCGCGTCGACTCCAAGCGTTCGTATCGGAAGGGTGTGGGGCGCGCTGAGCTGAAAAGCACCTACGCAGACGACTTCATCACCATCAGCACAGAAGAGTTGATGGCGCGCGGTGTGAAGCGCGGGAACGGCGTAGCGCTGGCGAGGCAGTGGGAACTGCCGCCGCATGGGCCAGCGCAGTATCCGTCCCAGGACGTGCCGCTGGCGCCCTATCTGTTGGGCGCGTTGCTAGGTGATGGGAGCTTACGCAGCGGCACGCCTATTCTGACAACAGCCCAGGACACTGTGGCGCATTGGCAGGCGGCGGCGGGCGCTGGGGGTATCAGGACGACGCTATATACGTCGCCAGGACGCACGGCGGTGGCGATCAGATTTCTCGGACACGCCGAGACGATGCGCGCGCTCGGGGTGGCTGACAGACTATCAGCGGACAAGAGCGTGCCGCAGTGTTATCTTGAGAATAGCCCCGCAGTGCGCTTGGCTGTGTTGCAGGGGTTGATGGACACGGATGGCTACTGCGATGACCGCGGGATCGCGGTCTACACCTCCGTCTCGAAGCAATTGGTCGAGGATGTAGTCTGGCTGGTCCGCTCACTCGGCGGAAAGGCGTTCCTTAGCGAGGCGCAACCAAGCTATTACCGCAAAGACGGAGAGCGTATCCGCGGCCAGGATCATTTCGACGCGACCGTGCGGCTGCCGGCTGGAGTGGATTTATTCACTCTGCCGCAGAAGGTGAGGCGGCTGCGGCCATGCCAGCCGCGCTATCTCACGCGATGGATCGAAAGCATTGAGCCAGATGGCGAAGAAGAAGCGATGTGCGTCGAGGTCGACGCGCACGACGGCCTCTATTTGGCGCGGGATTTCATTGTCACGCACAACACCGCGCTCGCCGCCTGGACGATCTGCTGGTTCGCGAATACCAGGGCGCCATTCAAATGCGCGGTCACGGCGCCGAGCAGCCCGCAACTCTTCGACGTCCTAGTCCCCGAGCTCCACAAGTGGTTCGAACGACTGCCAGGCGGGTGGCGATCACTTTGGGATATCACCAGCGACCATATCCGGCTGAAGGCGGACAGTGAATGCTTTATCACGGCCCGCACCTCGCGCGCCGATCAACCGGAGGCCATGGCCGGGCTGCACAGCACACACCTCCTCCTCGTTGCCGACGAGGCGAGCGGCATACCGGAACCCGTATACGAAGCAGCCGGCGGCAGCATGAGCAGCCCAGGCGCCATCACGCTGCTGATCGGCAATCCCACGCGATCCAGCGGTTTCTTCTGGCGTGTGTTCACCATGGAGCGCGATCGCTGGCATTGCATGAAGGTCAGCAGTGCGAACTCGAGGCGCGTGTCGGCGGATTACTGTGAGGAGATCGAGCAGCGCTACGGCACCGACAGCAACGCGTTCCGCGTGCGCGTCCTCGGCGAGTTCCCGGTCGCCGACGCGGACACCGTGATCCCGGCCAGCCTGGTCGACGACGCGATGACGAGAGACGTGCCGCTGGACATGACCGCCCCCGCCATCTGGGGCGTCGATGTGGCCAGGTTTGGCTCGGATGCCAGCGTGCTGATCAAACGCCGTGGATCGGTCGTCACAGAGTTCCCGAGGCGCTGGCGGAACCTCGACACCATGCAGCTCGCGGGCGCGCTGAAGGCCGAGTGGGATGCCAGCACGCACGATCGCCCGGCACTCATCGTCATCGACGTCATCGGTATTGGCGCGGGGGTGGTGGACAGGTTGCACGAGCAAAACTTACCGATCCTCGGAGTCAATGTCGCCGAGGTGCCGAGCACGACGGGGCGATACGGGCGCCTCCGTGATGAGCTGTGGGTCAGATGCAGGGAGTGGCTCGAGACGCGGTCTGTGCGCCTGCCGAGAGATGACCAGCTGCGCGATGATCTGGTGGCGCCGCGCTACAGCTTCCTGTCGGATGGACGCCTGCAGGTAGAGTCCAAGAACCTGATGCGCGCGAGGGGCCTCTCCAGCCCCGACTCTGCCGATGCCCTCAACCTCACCTTCGCCGAGCAGGGCCTCGGCATCGCCTCTGGCATGACCTCGGGCCTGCATGACAGTCAGCCCGTCCGCATGGCGCTGACATCAGGGGACTTCGTGTGATGTCAGGCCAGCCATTCCCACCGGCTCCGCTCGACACCTTGGAGACGCGCCTGGTGCGCATCGAGGCCTTGATCGAAGAGCTGAAGGCGTGGGTGGCTGACGCGGACGTTGGTCGCGAGCGGCGCTTGCTGGAGATACGTGAGCAGCTCGATGTGAAATTCGCCGGCATGCTGGATCTGCTCGAGCAGATCAGATCTAACGCGAGGGCACACCAATGAGCGGCGTATTGCCACCACAGGGGCCGCCACAAGGCCCGCCTGCTGGCCCATCGCCCCTCCCACCGATCCCCGGCCTGGTGCCGCAAGGCATGCGTCCCACAGGCATGCAATTCGGCTCCGAGCAGATGCTCGCGTTCCTGCTGCCGCCGAAGCGCGACACCGATGCGCCGGTCGACAATGCCGACGACGCACTGCCGATCGGGTTGCGACCATACGCCGCAGGCCTGCGCCCCTCTGTGAAGCCCACGGGCGCAGCGTGGCAGCAGGAGATCGTTTTCGAACGCCTCGGCAAGACCGACAAGGAGATCGAGGAGATCGCCCGGCACTATTTCCGCAGCGCGCAAAATTATGACAACTACCTGAGCCGCGAGCGCATCAAGGCCTCCGAGTATTACGCCGGCAAGACGGAAGAGAACCTGCCGGAAGGACGGTCGAAGCTGGTGATGACCGTCGTCAGGGATACCATCCGCCAGACGCTGCCATCGTTGCTGCGGCTGTTCACCGCGGTGGAAGACCCCTGCAGCTTTGAGCCGATCTCCTCCGAGATCCAGGGCAACGACCAGCTGGCCACGATGTTGAGCAGACAGGCCACGGATTACTGCCGATGGTCATTGTTCACGGCGAACCGTGGTTGGCAGATCATCCATGATTGCCTGCTCGATGCGCTGACCCGCAAGGCCGGCTGGTGTCGCTGGTATTGGGGCAAGAAGACCAACGTCAGGACCGAGGTGTGCGAGGGGCTGCTGTTGCCCCAGCTGCAGATGCTGTTGTCCGAGCCGGGGATCGAAGCGCAGCGCATTGTCCGCCGTCCGATGCTGCAATCCGAGCAGCAGGCGATGATGAAGACGCAGGACGGACAGATGTATCTGTCGCAGGGCGCGCCCGCGGAGTATTGGTCCGCCACGATCACGCGCAACGCCGCGCAGTCCTGGCCGATCGTGGAGCACGTCCCGGCGGATTGCGTTTGGATCGTTGCCGACGCCAACACTGTGGAGACCGCGCGCGGGCTGTTCCATGTCAGGCATGTGTCGGCCTCCGATTTGATCGAGCTGGGCCTGCCCGAGGACGCTGTGCTGGCGGCGGGCAACAGCGATCTCTCGACGCGGTCCCGCACCGAGGCAATCGCCCGCAATGCCGCGCAAGGTTACAACCTCAGACCACCGCCGCCGGGCGATCGGTCGCTCGCCGCGGTGCGCTATGCCGAGGGCTGGATACGCTGCGACACCGATGGCGATCATCGTGCCGAGCTGATCCACGTCCACATGCTCGGCCAGTCCAACAAGCTGGTGCAGTGGGAACGGGTAGACGAGATCCCGTTCAGCTGCTTCGTGCCATATCGCGAGCCCGGCGCATTGATCGGCATGAGCCAGGCCGACATGGTGATGGATCTACAGCGGATTGAGTCGCGGGTCATGCGGGCGGTGCTCGATAGCTTGGGGCAATCGATGTTCCCGCGCACCACGATGGTGGTCGGCCAAGCTAACATGGCCGATGTTCGGCAGACATCGATCGGCGCGATCATCAGGGTCGCGCAGCAAGGCGCTGTGCAGGAATTGACCAAGCCTTTTACGGGCAAGGAGGCCTTGCCCGTCATGGAAGTGCTCGAGGCGATACGGGAGAGTAGGACTGGGATCACGAAAGCGTCCGCGGGACTGACGGTCGATGAGCTGCAGAGCACAACACCGATCGCGGTGAGCCAGCAGACCAGTGCGGCGCAGGACAGGCTCGACATGGTGGCAAGAACCTTGGCGGAGACCGGCCTCGCGCCGCTCTACAGCGGGCTGCTGCGGATGATGGCGCGGCAGCAGGACCGACCCAACACCATCAGGATCAGGGGCCAGTGGCTGTCGATCGACCCGCGCGCGCTCGCCACGACGTGGGAATGCAGCGTGAACGTGGGCGGCAAGGGCATGCCCCACGAACGCTTGGCGATGCTCGGCCAAATTGCTGCGAAACAGGAACAAATCATCCAAATGGGCGGGATGGACAACCCATTGGTCGGGATTCCGGAGTATCGCAATACGCTGGCGCGGATGCTGGAGACGGTGAGCATCTCCGACGTGTCGAGTTACTTCAAAGCGCTTCCGCCAGGGTTCCAGCCGCCTCCGCAACAGCCTCAGCCGAACACCGACATGCTGTTGGCCGAGGTGCAGAAGCAAAAAACCGCGGCAGACGTCGAAAATGACCGCGCGAAGGCCCAGACCGACCGCGCAAAGCTGGTGATGGAGGACGATCGCGAGCGCGATCGGGCCGCATTGGACGCGTGGGCCAAAACGTGGGTGGCCGCGGCGCAATTTGGCACGCCGGCGCCGAGTTTCGATGAGTTCCGGACCGCTATGGCCTCGCGCGTGCCGTCAGTTGGCCTGCTCGGCGATCTGCCGCCCCCCACCAGCCCGCAACCGCCCGCCACAGGCGTGCCACAAGGGCCACCGCAGCCGCAAAGGCCCGCAGGGCCCCCTATGATGCCGCCAGGCGGCCCTCGGCCACCGATGATGCCACCACCAGGGATGCGCCCTGCAGGGCCTCCAGGGGGCGCTGTAGACCCCGCGACAGCAGCGGCTGTGCGAGGTGCGTTGATTGGCGGGCGCGGGCCGCCGAGCGCCTACGGCATGTTGGCGCAGCGCGCGGCGCTCTCGCCGCTGATGGGAGCCGGCGGCCCACCGCTACCACCGGGAGGCGCCAATGCTGGATAACCTCGGGCCCGGTCCATCGGATGAGGAATTTCAGGACGCCCTGCGCATCGCCAAGGCGGCGCTGACGCTGCTGGCGTTTGCCCTCGATGACGATGAGAGCAGGCTGCTCGCGGTGCTCGGCGCGATGACGGAAATGACCCTCAAGCACATCGAGGATGACGACGATCGTATCAAGCTGACGTGCGATTACGTCGCCACGCTCACCGAGCACATGGCGGGCTGATGCCGATCACTTCGGAGCAGATGAAGGCGGCCATCGGCGCCCGCCGCCTGCAGGACGACGAGGTGCTGCAGGGCGTGCTCGATCGGATCGTCGAGGACGCCACCGGCCAGGCGATCTATCTCGATGACGTCGACAATCGCGAGGCGGCACGCCAGCTGGTGCTCGCGGTCACCCGCCTGCGCGTCCATCTCCAGGCCGACGCCGAGTTGCCTGACGAGATCAAGGCGCACGACGATCTGGCGCGGAGCATGGAGTAGCGCGCGCAGCGCGAAGGAACATCATGCCATCCTTGCTTGATCCTCCCGACGATCGGCGCTTCCAGCCGCTGCTGATCCAGCCGCCGGATGAGCCGCCACCGGACACCTCGTGGTCCGATGCGCTCGCGGAAACCTATCGCACGGTGAGCGATGAGCTCGCCCGTCAGCAGCAGATCAGCGCCGAGCGTGGGCTGTGGACAGGCGGCGGGCTGCTCGAGGGCGGCCATCCGACCGCCAAGGGCGTGGTCGACGCAGCGAGCCAGACCGCACAGGGTGTGCTGATGGGCTCCACGGCGCCAGGCGCACCCAGGCCGGTCAGCCGCATGCCAGATCTGGACGTCGGCGAGCGCGGCATGATGGCAGTGCCCAGCCTGCGTAGCATGGCCCCCGCCGATGCGTCAGTCGCAGCAGCGGCTGAGCCGCATCTCATCCCAACGTCAGGCGGCGATGGTTATGTCGGCGCGCCGAGCTGGGTGCAGACGCCGGAACACATCCAGCAGATGCGCGCCAACCTCGACACGGCGATCGACGCTGGCGCCGAAGGGCGCGAATGGTATGGCCGCACCCGCGATTGGACGTCCGAGATCACCGGTAGCCGGTTCGATCCGGCGACCGGCGAGGTCGTCTTCGGCAGCCCCACTGATGCACGCAATACGGCTGAAGGTTTGGCCGTGTTCTCGCCGCAATCCAACCCCGACACCAACCTGCAATTCTTCCTGCAGGCGCGGAACGCGTATGAGCGCGGCCAGCCGGTGGCGAAGGCGCGCACCGGGCAGCAGGCACAGACATACAATGAAGGCATGGCCGCGAAGGAACAGGCGCGCGCCGAAGGCCAGCCGGAACCCGACATCCGACAGGGTCCGAAGACCGGGCCGTTCGCCTGGCATATGTCGCCTGACAGGCCCTACGGCACGACCGGCGTCAATGACATCTGGCACGCGCGATCGTTTGGCTACACCAACCCAGATGGGAGCGAATTTTCCGGCACGCCGAACGAGCAGCAGCACAAGTTTATGGATTACGAGACGGTGCTGGCGATCGACCGGGCAAATGCGCGTGCATCCGGTGGTTTCACCGACTGGAACGCGGCGACCGTGCAAGCCGCGCCGTGGGTGGCGAACAAGGAAGCCAACCTGCGGCGGCGCTATCCGAACTGGACGGACGAAGAGATCCGCCAGGAGGCGCACAGCTCGTTCCCCGAGGTTGCCGGCGGCGCGACAGCCTACATGCCGCATGAGCAAGTGCCGGGAAAGAGCACCGGTCTGCTGGACTTGCTTCCGGAGAGCGAAAAGGGACCGTTCTCGGCGGCCTCGACGTGGCGCGATCCGGTGAGCGGGCGGGACATGCTGACTGGCAACATGTTCCTGCAGCAGCGCATGCCCGATACCACGGGCACTTATATGAACAGCGCTGGCCAGTTGTAGATGAACCCGGCGCAGACCGCGCGTCCGTTGGTCGACTTTCTGCCAAAGGACAAAGGCAGCGACCCACGCCAGGTTCACCCAGGCACGGAGTCGGCCCTGACCGGCTCCTCCTACGTGCGCGGCCTGCTGGATCTTCAGGAAGGCACGCCATGGCATTACATCGACACGACTGAATCGCTGCCGGTTCGCGAAACCAGCTCGATGCGCCTGACCGGCCAGCGCCCAACGCCGGAACAGTTGGAACAACTACAGAACGTCGCGGACAAGCACGGTTACTTCCTGTCGGACACTGGGGACGGTGTTTCGCTGATCAACGCCGGGCGGTCCAAGGCAGACACACCCGAGGGCTCGCTGCCGTCCCCGGCAGGCGGGATCGAGCAGAAGGCGCGCCTGCAGGGCGGTATGGCAGGCGAGATCAACCAGGCCATTCCAGGCGCCACGCTCACGCCTGGGCGGGCATCTGGCAACTACGCCGACCTGACCGATGAGCTCGCCCTGAGCGCCGCGGGACAAGGTCGCGCGACCGACAAGGTGCTCGGCGAGCTGAACGACATGCAAACCAAAGCGCCGCGCATGTATGAGTCGCTGGTCAACAGCCGTGACGTCGCGACCAAGGCGCAGGCGAACCTCGACCGGTTGACGCCAGAGATGCGCGCCGCGCGTCCGGACTACGCGAACATGCTGCAGATTATTGCGGGCGGTAACATCAAGGGATTGCAGGAACACGTCCTGAAATACGGCTCTGTGGGCCTACCAGCGATATTGGCGGCGCTAGCGGCATCCGGCTCCAAGCGGCAACCGGAGTCATGATGGAATCTGCGGCTGCGCCGCCTTCCGCCACCATAGGCCGGAAACGTTAAGCCAGGGCGGCAAGTCGTTGAAGCACCCGAGCTGGATCTGATCGCCCCAATCCATGCGCCACAGCTCGCACAGGCCCGCTGAGGCAAAGGCGGGGACGTCGTCCAGCACGCTGGCCCAGCCATCGCCAGGCGGTTCGGGGTTCGCGGTGTAGGGGCCGTGCGGCCTCGCTTCGCGCTCCCGTTTCCACCCTTCGGCTATGCGCAGCCACGTCTTATGCCGTTCACTATGGGTCATGCCTCGTTCCTTTGTCTCCAAGGGGCGGGGTTTAGGGTCGGCGGGCGCTTCCTGGGCGCCTGCCGGCCCGCAGCATACCACAACCCTGCGCCGCGGCGCAGCAATTACCCACCCCTCCACAGCCTTAGCCTTCGCCTGAACTAGGGCCCCCATGTCTGAATCGACTGGCGCACCGGCAGCCCCGGCTGCGCCGCCATCCGACGCCGGCACATACTCGCCCGCGCCCTCCTCCCAGCCCGGCATCAGCGTCTCCGATGCCGCCCGCATGCTGCGCCAGCAACGCCGCGCCAATGGCGAGGCCGAGCCGGCAGCGCACGCGCCGCCCGAGCGCAAGCCCAGTGCCAATGAGATGGCGCAGGCGGCCAAGGACGCCGCGCAGAAGCCCGTGGAAGCGCCTGCGGCGACACCCCCTCCCAGACGTGCCGAGACCGGCCTTTCCGCCATGGAGCGCGCCCTGGGCGTGCCTGGCGTGGCTCCTCCGGAAGGCGGCGAGCCGGCAGCTACGCCTGGCGCTCCCGCGCCGATCGACGGCTCGTTCGGGGAGATCGAGATCGAGGGGCAGAAGCTCCGGAGCCTCGAGGAAGTGCGGGCATTCGCGCAGCGGAAGTCGGCGGACTACACACAGAAGACCCAGGAGATCGCGCAGGCCAGGCAGGCGCTGGCCCAACAGCAGCAGGCCTTGGCCACCGTCCTGCCGTATATCCAACCGGAGCTCCAGCGCCTCGGCGAGATGCTGCAGCGTGCCGACACGGCACAGATGCCTGATCCGGCGCTCGCCCAGACCGACCCGACGCAATACGTGCAACTGCGCGCGGCCTATGACGCCGCGCAGGCCGAGCAGCAGCGCCTCGGCAGCCTCACCTCACTGCAGCAGCAGGCGCACGAGCGGGCCATGGCGCAGCAGGTCGCGACGGCCAACGAGCAGCTCGCCGCGGAGTATCCGTTCTGGCGCGACCCACAGCAGCGCCTCGAGGCGCAGAACCAGATCGTCGACTGGGCGACGTCGAAAGGCGGTTTCACCCGAGACGAGTTGAGGGGTTTAGCAGATCCGCGCCACCTCAAATTGATGATGAAGGCCCGCGCCTACGACCACTGGGTCGAGGGCGCTCGCACCACCGCACCACCTCAGCGCCTCGCCGCCCCACCACGCGGTGCGCCACCACCGCCAGCCCCGACCGCACGCGTGCAGGAGGCAGCGACCGCGTTTGATGCCAGGCCAAACTTCCGCACAGGTGCGGCGCTACTTGCGGCGCGACGCGGCAACGAGCGATAAGTCCTTAGCCATGGACCCCAGACACCTCCCCATCGCAGCCTATGTCCGCGAATGCCTGGATTACGATCCAAACAGCGGCGAGTTTCGGTGGCGGGAAAGGCCGCTGGCCCATTTCAAAGGCCCAGCGCCCTGGAAAGCATGGAACACCCGCTATGTTGGGAAGATGGCCGGCACACCAATGCGTATCGGTTATCTTTACATCGGCATTGATTACCAGCAGCACTACGCGCACCGCCTGGCGTGGCTCATCGCTTATGGTGAACCAGTCCCCACACAGATCGACCACATCGATGGGGACCGGGCGAACAACCGCACAACTAACCTGCGGCCCGTAAATCACGCAGACAACGCCGCGAACGCTAAGCCACATCGAGGCAGTATAACCGGCGTGAAAGGGGTGAGGCCTCACCACAGCGGTGCTTTCCAGGCATACATCGCACGCAACGGGAAGTTTTACGTCTTGGGGAACTTTGCCACCCTGGAAGAGGCCGAGGCGGTTCGTCGGAGCGCAGCAGAACGGCTCCATGGAAAATTCGCTAGGCACGCTTGACTGAGCCTGCGACCATCTAATAGTGTCTACGCGCTGCCCAAAGGAGTGCGCACAGCACCCACCCGCGGGCGGGATGTGCCGCGCTAATGCCGAGACCGCACCGGCCCCTGGGAGTGCTCCGCACCCACCCAGATAAGCCCACCGGCTCCATTGCGAACCAATCAATCAGGTTCACCCGCATACGCCATGCGTATGCAAGTAATGGAGACTCATGTGGCACTAGGCGCGCAAGGCGCCGCCCCGGCAAGCACATATGTCGAGACGGCCGCAATCGGCGTGAAGGAAGATCTCGCCGACATTATTTATGTCTAGCGCCCTGCCATTATAAATAGGATCGACCCAGACGAGACGCCGCTGGTATCCGCGTGCTCTCGCGTCGGCGCCTCGCAGGTGCTCACCGAGTGGGTCGTGCAAGAGCTGAACAGCGCCGCAGATAACGCTCAAGCCGAAGGTTTCACTGCCGTCATGCAGGCAGTGCTGAAGCCGGTCAGGCTCAACAATGTCTGCCAGATCCTCGCTAGGACCGTGGGCGTGTCGAACACCCTGCGTGTCGTCGACGTCGTCGGCGGCGAGGATGAGTTCAATCGGCAGCTCGTGCTGCGCGGCATGGAGATCAAGCGCGATCTCGAGTTGGCGATCACCTCGCCGCTGGTGCGGACCATAACTGACCCGCGGCATATGTCGGGGTTGCCCTGTTACTGCGTCAACGGCTCGCGCGGGGCAGGCGCAGGTGTCATGCCGGTCGGTGACGGTAGCAATGCCGGCACCGCTGGCACGCTGCGCGATCTCACGCTGGGGATGGTCGACGCCGCCACGCAACAATGTTGGCAGGCCGGCGGCAAGCCGACGATGGGCATCATGTCGGGCAACGTGAAGGCGTATTTCGCCACGCTGTCGCAGGGCGGTGTCGGCAACGCGGTAGTGGCGCAGAACATCCAGCAAGTCACGTCGGCAGAGTCGGTGACGATCATGGGCGCTGTCGATGTCTACCGCACCAACTTCGGCACCATCCAGCTGGCACCCGATCGCTTCTGCCCAGCGCATCAGATCCTGCTGGTGAGCACGGACTATGTCGAGCTCGCACCGTTGCCCGAGCGAGATATAGTTGAGCAAAGGTATGCCCAGACGGGTGATAACTCTCAGGGGGGCGTCGTATTTGAAGGTACTCTACGCCCGACTGCACCAAAAGCGCACGCCTGGATCACCGACCTCAATCAATAGGCCGGCATTCATGCGTCCGCTCTATGATCGCTACGACCCGATAACGGGCCGCAACACAGAGGTGGAGGCCGACGGAGACGGCGGGCTCGTGTTCATCCATTCGCAGGACACGGTCCCAATCGTCGAATCGGCCAAGGCCATCGCCAGCTCATTCGATCCGTTGGTGCGGCGCGACACCGTCCATGTCGCGCGCGTCCCGCTGGTCGTCTGGCAGCGCTGGGAGCGCATGGGAATCACCCGAGACCCCAAGGCGCTCAACGCGATGCTCGATAGCCGCGAGTGCCGCCTCTTCAGAACAGACGACGGAAGGAAAATCTGATGGCACTACCATCCGCACCCTATCAGCCCGCACCGATGCAGCCCCCCACGCCAGGCGTCGGCCTGCAGGGCGCGCCGCCGGTCGTCGAGCCGCTGCCGCAGCCCGATCCGGTGCTGTTCGCCGATATCGATCCGGTCTTGTTGGTCCGTCTGTATCCTGGCGCCACCAACACTGCCGAGCTGCGTGCCGAGGCGATGAAGGCCGGCGAGGCAGCCAAAGAGCAGGGCGCCGAGCTGGTCGCCTCGCAGCAAGAGCCGGTGGTGATCCCCGGCGAGGAGCCGCCCGCACAGGCGCCGCAATA